TGTTGATTCTGATGTATCAGTTCCACTAAAGTTTTTGGTATTAATTGCAACTCTATTAGTAGAACCTTGAATGAACAGTGCAGGAGTAGCGTTCCATGACTGACCACCATCTTGGGTGCTTGCAGTGATTTCAAATGCATTATTTTCTAACAGTTGGTTGCCAATTCGGAAGTTACGGAAACCAGAGGCACCTAGGAAGTATGCAGGAGCTCCTGCATTAGCAGAAGCATCTTGAATTGACAGAGAAGACTTAGCATATACATCTTTGATATATGCATTTCTCCATCTGTTATTGGTAGCATTCAGACCCAAATCTTGAGTAGACAGGAGAGGATAAAGATCACCTGAAGGATCAAGAGTCAACTTATTGCTAGTAGTTCCACTCTCAGAAGTTCCCCAAGTGATTGAAGTGTTTCCACTATTGGACTTCGATATTTGATAAGCGACACCGTTAGTGGTATCGTATACAATACCGAAACCATTAGTAGTTCCAATCGAATTAGAACCACTTCCAGAAGCAATGGAGAAGGAACCACCAACCACAGATAGTTTATCTGATGGGACAAGAGTTCCGATACCAACTTCTTCTTCGGATTCATCTACAAATAATACATTAGTTCCGATAGTAAGATCGTTATCCATGGTAACGTCACCAGTCAAACCAGTGATTCCCTGAACTGATAGACCAGAACCAGCACCTGTAATATCCAAGGTGCCAGTCATTGTATCACCAGATTTCAATACGTTCAGTGACGAAGCACCAACGATACCATCAAATCCTGCTTTGACTGTAATTTGATTAGCAGAGAAGTCACCCGATCCATCACGCATTACTGCGCTTCTTAGTGTTGGAAGACCAAGACCATCGTAGGTAGTAACAATATTGGTGTCATTAAATGCAACGTTACCTTCATTCCAAATAATGTTTCCTTTGACAGTGAATCCATCAGAATCAACAACTTGAACATTTAGTGTTCCAGAACCATCAACTCCTGTTCCTCCAGTTGCAACAATAGATGAGTTGTAATTTGCAGCAAGTTGAGAAGAACTGAAGTAAATGCCAGGGTTAGATGCATTACCATCTGTTCTACCTAGGCGTAGATTAGCAGTTCCTCCATCGGATTCTAGAATAGCAATATCAATATTGTTATCATCTGCAATCGTAAAGTCTTGGAACTCAACTCTATTACTTGCTGTTCCAATTGTCAGAGCACCCGTAAATCCACCAGAGATCAGTCTTGCTTGGATAATTGTATAATCGTTAAAGTTATCTGAAGTATCATCGTTGATAATCAAGTTATCAATTTCAAGATCACCAATTGCCTGTGAGTTGGCATTATAAACTTTAACCGCATTACCAGGAGTGAATGGGTTAGGTGTAGGTAGAGTTGATAGAATTCTGCCTGAAACGTAAATGTTATACTTAGGATCACCATTGAAAGACTTAACCTTCAGGGTATTTCTGAAAGAAGTTGCTGCTTGGAATGTAGGTAATCTATTTGCAGAAACTGTTCCATAGTTAATGTTTAGAGCATTTTGATACCATGTTCCTTGCTTATTATCAAGGCGGTCAGCATCAAGACCTGTATCAATACCATCGTTTTCTGATGTCCAGATTTTAGCCCATGTTCCAAATGTAGCAACACCAGTTCCAGAACCACGCAACCACATGTTGTCGTTGTCTGTGAACGCCAACTGTCTAATGCCACCATATGTAGCGTCAGGACCAGATCTTAGGGTCAGAACCATATGCTTGGTTCCGCCATCAACTAATTGGTCGGCGTTGTTATTCTTGGTATCAGAAATAATACCTGTGCTGAACGTATTTGGAGATGGGTTAGAGGAGGGGTTGTTAATACCACTCAGCAGTCTGATAGTATTCTGCGACTGACCAGTAATATTAATATTATAACTTCCTGCTAATCTATCAGAATCAAGTGTTCCTGAAGTCAAACTACCTGCGTTCTGATAGAAAGAACCTTGCTTACCATCCAGCAAGTCAGCATCTAGTCCAGAGTCAATACTGTTGGCAGCAGTCTTCAGTCTGATGGAACCTTCTCCACCAACGTTAATAAAGAACTGTGCCTTATCGAATCTAGCAACACCAACTGTTCCGTATTCTGGGTCAACAGAACCTTCTTGAACTCTATCAATATCAACAGTAACGTTTGCATACTGTCTATTAATAGTAGATCTCTTACATCTAAGATCAAGACCAGTTCCACTTCCTAGGACAGTTGGAGCAAGATTAGTAGAGAAGTCTTGAGTATAATTAGAACCACCACTAGTGATTAGAACATCAACAACTTGATTGTTTTCTACAATATAAGTTGCCTTTAACCCTTGACCATTGCCACCGACAACATTCTGGTTGAAATATTCTCCATTGGTAAATCCATTACCACCATCGGCAATAATGATTTCTTCAATAAAGTTACCTTCGGTAAATGTAGAGTCAAATCTGATTGGAGATGTTGCTCTTCTAAACTCAATAATTGTTCCAGCTGGAATTGTTGAGGTTAGTGCTTTTTCTTGAGCAAATCCAATCGTAGTCAGACCACTTTCTGTAGTTACAGATTGAATAATAGTTTCTGATGGAATTCCAAGAACACTATCAACAATTAGGTGACCCTGCAATGCATTTTGGTTGGTCGCAAAGACCATGTTGATTGAACCAGACTGAGCAGGAACAGTCAGTTTTGCAAAGTATCTTTCTTCTGGAGACTTCAGCGATTGAACTGCCAGAGCATAAGATTGATCACCTCTCAGGAATGTGTAGGAGTTTGCAGCAGTAGAGTTGGTAGCAAGTAGGTCCGTAGCAATAGGACCACCCGTGATGTCTCTAGCATCAACAGTTGAGGTAGATAGTGATACCCAGTTGTTACTATCACCAGCAGAAGTGTTGATAGTTCTTGTTAAGTTAACAGTTTCTGCGGGAAGATCACTAGATTCTATTTGATCAGTATCTGTAATCTTAATAGCGTTAACAATATTACCATACAGTCTGCTCTCGATTAATGCAAGACCAGTTGTTTGTGTTCCGCCTGCAGGAGGAGCAGTGAATGTAACTGTTGGTTGTGTTGTATAACCAAAACCACCAACATATCCATTGAACTCATCAATCGATACTGTAACAACTTGACCGTTTGCAATAGTGCAACTTGCAGATGCACCAATTGCGCCTAGTCCTGGGTTGCCGCCAGAAATGGTAAGAGTTGGGGGGATAGTATAACCAGAACCAGGATCAGTAATAACAATCTGATACATGACGCCTTGTCTGTATTCAGTTGATTGAATTTGTCCCTGAGAAATACTTCCCTCAAAAATATCATTGATAGTGAAAGTTAGTGTAGGATCTACAGCAAATCCTAAGAACAAACTATCATTATCATTATTCAGAATGAATGATGTATTATTATCTTGCTGAATTGCGATGTCACCAGCAAGTGCTCCTTCAATGTCGAGTCTTTCAGATAGGTTTGAAACTGTGTAGACTTCAAATGGTCTTAGAGCAGGAATTTGGTCTAGGGAGATCTTACCAGAGTCAGTTAGTTCGACCAGTGCTCTAGGAACAGAGTTGGTAGAGTATTCTTTCTGGATGTATGCACCAAGGTTGTTAGTGATGAAGTCTCTAACTGCCTTCTGGGTTGGGATCTTACTGTCAGAAGAAGATGCACCACCAAGTGTGTTAGAGTCATCGAAACCTGTGACAACAACGTCGCCACCTTTCAGTTTCAAGAATTCAACTTCCGAGATGGTAACCGTTCCAGTAAAGGTGATAGCACCAGTTCTGTTCTCGATCTTAGCAAATGTTCCAACCTTAAAGTCACCAAGTTCGTCAGTTCCAGAAACGTATACACGTCCATAGAATTCAGATACTTGCTCGTTTGCTTCAATTTTAGTTCCACCGTTTTCAGGCAGTGCCAAGTAGTTAGTTCCTGAACCAGCAAATTCCCACGTATGCGAGGAAGAGTTAACAATAGATGGTCTGTGCAGGTTGACAGTTCTGCCACTCAAATTGGCAGCATTAATAGTTGCTCCTGTAGCAATGTCAACCATTTCGACAGGACTACCAGACCCATCGTCAAAAATACATGTAGCAGTGAACGGTGGACCAGCACCGACTTGAGTAATCTCTTCAACGAAGAATTCAGTATCTTCATCAACATTTCTGAGACCATCAATCTTAAGGATGTAATGCTCTAGTGGTTCTCTACCAAGATTCTCGATGGTGAGAATTGTTCTACCTGTAGGAGTCTGAGAAACGTTCGTGACGATAGCACGAATATAAGAACCTGAGGAGAAGTAACCAGCATCAAAAATGTATGGTTCTTCTCTAAATCCAATTGCTCTTAGAGCAAACTGACCGAAGTTTGTAGCGGAGTTGGTAATAGAACAGTAACCACCAGATTCTGCGAGAACACCATCTGCACAGAAAATAACGAAGACAGAAACTAACTGGGTGTAACCATCATTAACAACTCTGTAACCTGTGCCACCGAAGGAGACGATCGTGAATGCTGCCGCAACCATCGACTTACCCTGATTGGGGAAGGATGCTGTTCCGTCTAACTCAAGACCAGGGAAGGGGCAGTTAGGTTGCTTAACCTTATTACCATCAACTTCAGCACCGCCACCACCTAGGAAGGAGATAACAGATGCGTTCTGAGTGTATGGAGATGCTTCAATGATTGGGTAATCATCATAGTCACCACGAACTGCTACGCGCTGGTTGTCAGCATCGTAGATAAACGAATCAGGATATGTAATGATATTTGTTGTATCATACAAAGTTCCTGTATCAATTGCAGTTGCTCCAGGTTGAATAGCAGTGGCTGACTGATCATCATCTGCATACTCTAGAATACCATCAAACAACGCAAATGCTGTGTCAATTGCAGTTGCTACATTAGAACATAGAGGAGTAGTAGGATACAGAAGAATATTCCAATCTTCAGTTTTAGGAATACCAGAATTACTTGTATCAATTGGATTGTATATAATAATAGTGCCATCTGCTAAAGCACTATCAAAAGTATGTGGAACATTACCAGTTCCAGGATCACCTACGTTAACTGTAAGTTCTAAAATACCACCACCAATATTATTGATGTTTAGAATTGCTAGACTATTACCGTAGTTTCTATCTGTAGGAGTAGGACTCGCATGAGTTCCACCAGAACAAGTAAATGTAAGAGCTCCTTCTTTAAATGCGATTCTGTCATTTAAATCTGGAATTGTAGATGGAGTAGGAATTTGAATAACTACTACACCGCTTGCTGGTGTATACACAGCAGTTGTTGGTGTTACTTCTACAACTTCAGAAAGAGTAGAACTAGACCAGTTACGCATTGCTGATTTTGTGTATTCAGCAACTCTTGTATATGCGTATCTAGTTTCTTCTAATTGTGACGCATCAATTCCTGTTAGTGCAGCACCAGTGTAATACAATTCTGCACCACTAACAATTCCACTGTTGCCTCCAAGAGACAAGTCTCTAATTAGACCACCAAGAATCAGACTGATATCTCTACGACATTTTCTTTGGTGTGTATCTGATAGATTTAACGATGGGTATAGAGTTTCTGTATCTGTTAATGCCAGATCTGCAATAAGATCTCTATTTCTTGCAATCAAATATGCAGCATCGAGATTGGTGCCGTTAGTGTTGTTTGTAAGAACATCAGCATAGAGGAAAGATAAAGTTCTAATTGCTGACTCTACATTGGCGCAAGCAATTGTTCCTCCATCTGTAGCAGTTGTGGTTATTACCGTGTCATCAAAATATCTTGGTATCGATGAATATACTGGAGTATATACATCTTCTCCTGGAGTTCTATTACCAATTCTCCAGTTAGACATAGCAAAGATTGCTAACTGTGTAGTATATTCTACTGCACGAACAGTTTGAATAATTTCATTCTCAACATAATCAATTTTAGCTCCAACAATATATTTTTTGGCAGCTTCAATCATATTATGGTTAGAACCAAATTCAAGGTCCCTGATTAAAGCATTGAGGAAGTGAGCAACGTCTTGCTTACATTGAGTATCATCTACAGGAATACTGAAACTTGGATATACTTTTTGTCCATTAGCACAGCTAAGAAGAATATCTGCAAGTTTAACGGTAGCATCATCAGTAATATTATTAATTGGATTTGCTACAGTAACAGTAGCAACACCAGTAACAATGTTATCGTATACAAAATTACTAATAGAATATGTGCTTCCACCGAATTCTACTGTTCCTCCACTCACATATGTGTGGGTATCAGTAGTAGCTCCTAAGTAAATATCAAACGTAGAACCACCTACTTTAATAGCACCTGTTGCTGCTCTTACAAAGGTATGTGCAGACTGTGGAAGATGCTTAATAGAATTTGCAGTTGATCCTTGGAAACTATGGATAGACTGTGGTTCGTGCTTAATAGCACCTAAAGTGGCGCTTACAAACGTATGTGGATATTGCTGACCTACAGGCGATGCACCAACATTAAAAGTGAAAGTGCCATCTTGACGATCAATACCATTACTAGATGCGCTTACAAACGTGTGTGTGCCTTCGTAACTAGAAGCTCCAATATTGACACGGAATTTCTCAGAATCAACTACTGTAATTAACAACCAACGATTAGATGGATAATCATACGAAGGACGAGGATATGATTTCTGAACAGTATTACCGTCAAGATCACATGTAAAGACTAATGATCCATCTTCGATCTTAATAAAATCTCCAGTCGTAAAACCGTGAGATGGAACTGTGATTACTGTATCACCTGTAACTGCATCGTAGTCAACATCTGTTGCTGTATGCTGAGTTGTTCCCACAGCAGTAATAGCAATAGACTTACCACTGAATGGATCACTGTCACGAGGATATGATTGGTTTGATTGATTGTTATCAGAATCACATGTAAACGTAAGTGATTCGTCTGCAAGAACAATACTACGTCCAACTCCAAGACCATGCTGACCAACAGTGACAACCATGTCACCAGTTGCTGGATCGTAAGTGGCATTCGTTGGAGTGAATGTTACGTTAGGACCAGAAACACCAACATACAACGTGATGGTAGTATCGCTAGTATCCGTAATAGGAATAGATCTTCCAGCAAATGGATCGATTCCTGGACGTGGGTATGTCTTGGCGGTATCAAAACCATCCATCTGACATGTGAATGAAATAGAATTGTCGTCAATAACAACACCTTCTCCAATACTCAATCCATGAGTTCCAATGGTGAGAACCATGTCACCCGTAGCTGGATTATAAGTTGCATTGGATGGAGTATATTGTTGATCGGGTCCAGAAGCACCTACATTTACAGTAAATGTATTTGTTGTGCTTGCCGTGATAGGTAGAGTTTTTCCACTTGAATAATGATGAGATTGTGGAGCACTATGCTCAGTCAGGTTGCCATCCATGGCACAAGTGAACACAACCGAATCATCATCGATTCTGACACCATCACCCAAACCAAGACCATGATTAGCAACAGTAAATACTGAATCTCCTGTAGCAGGATTATAACTTACATCTGTAGGAGTAAATTGACTTGATGCAGTTCCTGCAATATTATAGACAGAGTAGTAGGATTTTTTGAACTCGTCGTTGATTCTTCCAACAACTTCATCAGAAATAAAGTCTCTATTATTTCTAATGAATGTGACAGCATCTTGGAACCTTCTATCAACTGGAGTTGCTAGAGGGAATGTGTTTGGCGAGTTGAGAAGCGATAGAGTAACACTTCTTGTCGCAGATTTAACAGTAGCAAACTGACCAGGATCAAAATCATTATTACTGTTTAATCCGAAAGAAGCATCAACTTTTTTGGGAATAACAAAACGTCTTGCACGACCATCAGGATCTTCAATAACCTTATAGATTCTTTGATAACCATTCAAGAATGAAAGATCAGGAGAGACTGTGGGAAGACCTTCAATTAAAATTTCTTCTCCTTCTTTAAAGTCGTGAGTATTTTCTCTACCGACAAGTGCGTTTGTATAGAATACAATTCCACCTAAATCTTCTGCATCTCCAAATACTTCATTTTGGAAACCATCATTAAAAGTTCCCTGTAGAGTAAAATCAAGTCTAGAAATAGGAAGTGGGGTATCAAAATCTTCCGTAGTATAAACTACTTCACCCTCAGCACGGATTGAATTGATACTGGTAGAATCGAATGCACCTTCGTTTACAGATGCAGCGTAAATATCAATGTTTCCTGCTAATTCTTCTCTCCACCCAACAGAACCTAGAATGGGAGCAAGAGTTACATAGTAAGCAGGAGCATCGTCATCATCAATTTGCAGAACTTCATAGAAACCATTTCCTACAAGAGCATTCGTTGTTCCATCAAGATATACGTATCCACCTGGAACGATGTTACTGAGAACAGGATTAGTAGACATCACAATTGTGTTGTCTAGAGCATTTGCTCTGGTTGTTCCTGATGAAGTATCTAGAGATACTCCTTGAGTTCCATTAATTAGATATTTAAAACCTTCACCAGATAGGAACGAACCACTAGTAATAACAATGTCAAGTTTACCATTTCGGTATGCATTATTTCCAGTAAGGTCATCAAACCTAACATTAGAAATATCGCCTCTAGCGCCAGTGTTAACACCAACCGCTTCTAGTCCACTAGCGAGTTGAGCAAGACCGCTATTATTTTGAAAATTAATTTGGAATTTTGAAGGTCCGAATACTTGATGACCAGTCGGGAAGTTTACTCCAAAATCTCCATTAGCTTCTTTGTCGATAAGAATTCTTTGCTTATCGTCAAACACCATGGCAAAGTCCCATGTTGCAACGGAGTCTCCGTTAGCATCAACTTTATCTCTATAAGTTACGCCAGTAACATAGTTCTTATCACCAAACTTAAAGATGTGCTTACCAGGATTATTAGGTCTGATAATTACAAGACGAAGGTTATCACCAACAACTGATGCATCAGGTGGAAGAGAAATGGGGTTGTCTTCTACATAGTCGCCACCAGAAACAATCAGTGTTTCTTTAACGCCAACAGTTTCCCATGCAAGTTGCGCTGCCCTTTTAACTGTTCTAACTGGATTAACTGCTGAACGACCATCGTTCAGGTCAGAACCAATTTGAGACGAAACATAAATTCTGCCACCAACGTCATTGGTTGCCAGATTGAGAACGTATTCTGTGGTAGCAATTTTATCTGATCTATCACCAAGCAAAGGTGTAATAGATCTTGGGAAGACACCTGCTTCCCCAGTTTCATTATATCCAAACTCGGTAGCATCAACTACACGGAAACCAATGTGCTTTAATTGAACTTCGCCATTGAGCACAATTCCATCAAGATGCTCAGGAGCAAAGTCGCCTGTCTGACCAGCATTTATTGCCTGGTATACATTTGAACCAAAATATCTATAAGAATCTTTTTGAACAATAACATTAGCGGACCAAATGGTTCCAGTATTGTTCATGTAGTTCTTCAGGTTTGGACCCCTGAAGTTAGCATCTGGAGTAACGAAGTTATCGATATCCAGGTTAAGAATTCTTGCCGTATCAGAAATGATAGACGTAGAAGTTCTAATGGCACCGTTGATGTCTAGTTCAAAATCAACAGTATCTAGAAATGCTTCAGCAGTAGCACCAGCACCATTACCACCAGTAATAGTTACAGTAGGCGGCTCGCTATATCCTTTACCAGGATTGTTAATAGCAATACTGGAAACTCTACCATTGAAGATAAAGGAAGAAGCAAGTGCTTGAATAGCACCTTCGACCCCAGCAGGAGGAGGAGAAACTGTAACAGTTGGTCTTAAAGTGTATCCAGAACCTCCTGTTAATACATCAATATTGTTGACTCTTTGTCCAGTCCTATTGATACCTACACGAGGTAACTTCTCTTCTGAATCCAGAAGAGCCCTGATAACTTCTTTTTCGTCTACACCGACACCAGACTTAATAGCAAATTCTGCCGTGCCGATAATCTGAGGTTTGGACGCCTTAATAAACTCCTTGTCGGAATTAATGTTAAAACTCATGTTCTACTGAGCTCCGCCTGCAATTTCTCCTACCTTATTTAGCATCATTGGAACTCAATATTTACTACCTTAGCATATACAACCCATTTAATTCCAAGGGTTGTTCCAGCTCTTGTTGTAGAATAACTAAATCTATTTGATCCACCACCAACAAAAGGAATAATATTCCATGTCTGACCAGAAGGAATATTATCTTTAATGACAGTTGTCATACTAGACAATACTGTGGAAACTCCGCCAAAATCTGTTTGTGCGGACGATTCTAATTTGGCATGATAAACTGCTGTGCCAACTTCATTCACTGCAAGAATTGTCGCAGTGATGAAACTCACACTATTACCTGGAAGAATAATTTGAGATCCTGTGTCATCAAGTGCCAGAATTGAAGTATTCAATCCTCTAAGAATATAGTAAGAAGCAAAACTATCATCATAGTTTCTATTCTTAATTTCTAAAGAATTGATATCTTTTGCATTACGAAAATTATCAACAACGGTTGTCTGATCAACAGAAAACCCATGCTTAGAATCAAATTCTTGGATGTTAGATGCCATTTTACTTTACGATTTGAGAGACTACAGTGAACTTAATGGTGTCATTGGTAGAATGATCACTTGTTAATGTTAAAGAAATTCTAGCGTTGCCTTCAATGTCAAAGTCAAATTCTGCAGTGGCACCGTCTTCGTTGGAGTTTAAACTTCCATATTCATTATAGAAAATGTCTGTGCCATTATCAATGACACTAAACTCCATCATAGAAGATTTAGCAGACAAAGCATTCTCCATAAACACAAGAACTTTACATCCTTTATGATCTGTTTTATTGTATAAAAGAGCAGAACCATTTTCTGAAGTTCCTTTTACAAGATCAAACGTAGATGTAAGAACTTTGTAATCTTTAATTTCAAATTCAGTTAGATCATTATTTAATATTTTTAGGTTTTCTTCATTGCCAGTTCCGAATGCAGTATTATAAAAAATATCTCCAGTATCTTCAATAGTGAGAATAGGATCAACTGTCAGACCACCAGACATACCAAACTGTAGGTATTGTCTAGTATTGTAAATAAATGTTCTATCAGATACTGTATTATCTAGAACAAACTCATTGTTATCAACGGTTAGTCGAGTGAACTCAAGAGCAAGACTTGTATTATTGATTGATGTAATGGTATCAATATTAGTCAAGTCTAAAGATGCAGTGCTAAGTTGCATCGTGTTGGTGTTATCATTATAGAAGTAGAGAATGTTCTCGTTAGCACCAGGAGAAGTCTCAGGAATAATGTAAGTATTTTGATCAACGTCCTTGACTCCACCAAGAGAACCCCAGTTACCATTATCATCGTAACCTTCAAATTGACTTGAAGATGTGTTAAATCTAACAGATCCAGTTGCTGGTGCTCCTCTCTCGTCATTATTTCCAACAGGAAGAACTAATGTGCTAGTTGCATCAACAATAACTTTCTTACCAGCATTTGGTTGAAGTTTTAAGTCATTGATGTCTGTTGAAATGACGTTATTACGAAGACGCAAATCTCCACTAATAGTAAGATATGTGTCACCAAACGGATCAATCTGGACCTCATTAATTTCTTGGAATAGGAGGTTTGATACAGCAGTTGTGGAATATGTAAGTTCTGATGTATTATTTGGAAGTGCTCCAGAAGTATGCGTTGGAGCGTTTCCATCAGTAGCAGTAACACCAGCAACAGTTACTTCGTAAATATTGTTTCTATGCTTTAGATAAGAACCCAGAGATACAGGTGTGTTAGAGGTCCATTCTGTATATACTGGAGCAGATGTATTGAGAGATGCAATCTGCTTTAATTCTTCAAACTTAAATTTCGTTGGAGTAATTTTTAAAGTATTACTATTGCCGTTATAGAAGTAGAAAGTATCGTCGTTTGCTCCTACACTTTCTTCTGCAGTTACATATGTATTACCATCAAGGTCTCTAATGCCACCAAGAGAAGACCATGATGAAGTTGCAGAACTGTAACCTTCATACTGAGTAGTCTGGGTGTTATATCTGATAGCACCATTTTCTACAATTCCTACTCCAGGTCTTGCTCCAGTATTTCCAGCAGGAATAATAAGAGCAGTAACTGCATCAACCTTAACAACTCTGTTGGGAGCAGGAGTCAACGTTACATCATTAGTTCCTGTGGTGAAAATATTAGCATTTTCAATCTTAAGGATATCAGATGAGTTGATAGTCCCCGTAGTTTTAATAGTTCCTGTAGTTGTGAGATCTCCAGTATCTGTAGTAACTTCCAACAATGCAATAGCATTTTCTGAAGGAGGAACAAAAGATATTTTTTGTCCTTTAATGTTTACTGGACTTGTGAGACCAGTAGACTGCAGTAGCAAACCACCAGGAGAAGTAATAGTATTTGTATTTACTTCTACTGATGCAGTAAAATTATTTGCAAATACATCAGTAGAATTTACTGTCGTGATATCTGCAGTTTCTGTGGCAACTGAAATAGCATTAACATTACCAGAACTTACATCTAAAGTAATATTGTCTGTTGAAACAATAGAAGTTACTAAAATGTTTAGTCCAGAACCAAACGTTTTTGGATTGTTTGTATCAATAGTGATCTGACCAGTAGTGGCATCAGCACCTGCCATATTTGGATGCTGAGCACAATAATAATAAAGTGTAGGAGTAGCATCTGTTGGTTGAATAGTAGTATAGTCATTTTCATATACTACCTCTGCACCATCATATTCAACACCTTTGATCAAGATTGGCGATGTTCCACTTGCTGTAGCAGCGTCACTTAAAGTAATTATATTTCCATTAATTGATACTACAGTAGTTGCTGGTGCTACATCTCCAGTATCAGTAATCGCTCCGCCCTCTCCTCTTTCTACTGTCATTCCAGGCAAAACACTGGAAGCATCTGTAAGTGTTACTGTAGATACTCCCTCAGTAAGAGTTACATTGTCCTCAATAGTATTATGAGTTCCTAGTGGGTGAATAGAGAATCTAAATGGATGACTTCCAGCAGCAGAGTAATCAAATTTGTATGTATTTTTAACAAACAAAGATAAATTTGGATATCTAGTAGGAACACCATCACCAGTATCAATCGTATACCTGTTTACATTTTCAGTGGTGTCTATTGTAAGACCACCAATAGTGTCATCTCCAGAAAGAGAATCAGTTCCACCAACAGAGAAAGTTACTAGTGTAATTGATCCTCCAGATGTTACTACTTCTTCTGCTACTGCAGCAATTGTAGTTGGTGCTCCACCAAAGGGATCTGCTCTACTGAAGTTATATGAAGTTCCTGAAACAAAAGTTCCAGCTGGAACAGCAGTTGTAAAGGTTGCCTTAATCAGACCTTCAATATCTACAATATATTCAATTGGATTTGTTAGGTCTAAATTAAATACAGTTAAATTGTCATCAATACTATATCCTTCGCCTTCTTGATTAACAGAAACATTAGTTACAACACCTAGTTTATCGATAGTATAAGAATACCCAGTTCCTGTTCCCCATGGAGCCTCGAAGTTAAATACTGCACTTCCAGTAGCATCTCCATTACTAGAAACAACAATTGTAGTAGCATCAAGAACTTGACTTACAGTAATGTCTCCAGCAATTGGTGCTGCTAAGTTACCAGTTCCTGATACTTTTGTTACAATGAATCCTTCAAGAATTCCAGTCGTATCTGCAACTGTAAGTTCATTAGACTCATCAGTAACTGTTGCTGTAATATTATTGACACCAGTTGGAAGAGTTAAAACATCATTAAGTTGATAGTTTCCATCTCCATAATCAGTAATTGATGTAGAACTAAATCCAGTAGATCCCGCATCATATTCAATTGTTACAACAACATCAGCACCGTTCCCGCCCTGTAATGATACATTAGAAAAATTTGATCCACCAGTTCCTCCAGCAGAATCTGGTGCAGTGTATCCAGATCCTCCTATTGTAGATCCATCAAATTCAGAAACGGTAAGGTTTAAAGATCCTGCTTGACCAGTTCCACCAATGACTGCAATATTCTGAAATGCTCCAGGATCGTAGTCTTGACCAGCAGCAGTGATTTGTAATCCCCCAGTTTCAAGAACATTTTTCTGGAGAATAACATTCCTGTAATACAGGGAAGATTCATTTTGTATCTGGTGGAGTTTCTTTCCATCAGATACAAATGCTAGTGTCTTTGTTCCTGGTCTAAAGATACCAACAGATGTGTCATTAACAAAAGAAAGCGATGGTTCCGTTCTGGTTCCATCACCCAACCTTAGAAGACCTGTAGATAAATCACTTCCACCACCACCAATAGCAAACAAATCTGCTGCTACTTGGTTAATAGTTTGTCGTTGCTTCTCAAATGTGTCTGATTTAGCTACGTTTCTAAGAATTGCCATTGCGTGCTATCTCTTTTAAGAGTTGTTTTATTTCAGATAATTCTGCCTTCAAAGTATTTATGTCATTTATGGCAGTGTGCAGAACCTTTGTTGGAGGTTTCTCATTGCTAACGATAGCCCCAGTATTGGGGTCTCGATATAAGTTTTCGTGTCCTTCGACTTTTATCATGTCGATGATACTACTCTAATGTCTTGAACCTTAGGAACGTAAGACGGATCATCAGTCTTCATCGAAATCTTAACTCCGAATGAAGTGAACTCATCTAGGTTGTCAATACTAAATCTAAACTCTTGATAGGCAGATTGTTCTTCCTTCTGAGCAGAGATTGTATTTTGTGGTGTAGCAAGTTTAGGAGTATCCTCAAATCCAGTTCCATTAAAGAACTGCCATTCAATATCTTCAAACTTCTTCTGGATAGAAGTAGTCTTAGTCTTGTATGCGAGTTGAATATTCTCGCTATTGGTTACGTTTGCAGTGATGATAACATCAATTGCAGTTGCACCTTGAGTAAGACTAATTTCTTTAGTAACATACTTAGCAACAGAGGAAGTATCCTTTGCACTATCTTCGGAAACAAAATCTACACCCTCGGAGAATTCCATAGTTTTAATTTCATAATATTTCTCATCACCTGCATCTAAGTTTGACCAAGAAACAAGGTCACCAATTCTAAAGATATCAGCAGACTGATCAGCAACTTGCTGAGTTCTGATGAAGGAACCAGATTCATTGGTGCTAGCATAATCAGAATTAATTGGTTGCTTATCATTCTCTAGAGTCAGAGTCTGAGAAGGAACATCCCAAATACGGACAGTTCCATTGATTAGATTGTCGTAAGTTTTGGTAGGATCAGAAGGATTGATTCCAGTAACTAGTTGACCAAACGAGAAATCAGGATTTACTTTAATTGCACCAGCAGCACTTACAACAACTGTGTTATCTTCCAGGGAACCACTTTCTTGCGATTGCAGAGAAAGGAAGAGTTGCTCATTTGCTTTAAAAACATTGTTGTTCTTAACTTTAACAAAGATAGTATTATCTGAAGTTCTGTATCTAACAACTTCGCCACGAGAACCAGATGCCTCGATATTTTGAGAATCGTTACCAATACCTTCAACAGTTTGACCAGCGTTAATAACAATTGGATTACTGTTGCTGTCTAGGTTGCCACTTAGAGACAATCTGTATACAGGATAGAACTCAATGACTTGTAATCTCTTACCATATCTGTTTTCTTTACCAGAACCATTCTCGATTCTGTTGGAAGATAGTTTGATAGAAGATGTCTTGAGATCAAGGATTGGAGACAGATATGTCTTAGTAGAAGAAAGTGTTAGTCTGTAGACAAGACTATTACCAAGGTTGTTGAGCAGAGTGTTGATTTCTGATGCAACAACTTTCTGGTTGATAAAGAACTGTTCTTCGTTAAGGAACGTTCTTTCAAAATCAGCAACAGAGTATGAAGTATAGTTCTGGGTGTTGGAGTCAACAGGAACTACATTAGTTGTCTTGATTGTAGTATCAATGTTTGTAGACGGCGACTGAATATAGGAGAACTGTGCAAGAACTCTCTCATACTTCTTATTAGAAGTAATCAATCCACTAGCACCACCACCAAATACTGTGTCTGCTGCTCTGCCAATTCCTGATACACAGAATGTATCGATACCACAGTTAGATACCCTGAACAAAGTAGTATTCAGTGATCCTTGTGTATATCCAGCAGTAGTCTCTAGATTCTTGAAGAATACATACGACTTATCATCTTCAAAACCATGATTCTTATGGTTGACCTTGATAACATTATTGTTGTTCTTAAACAACTCAGACGTTGCATTGGCATTTGCAAATGCAAATGTCTCTAGAGGATTGTTAATCATCTTTTCATAACTAAGCGACTGGTTAGTGATGTCAATGGTTGCATTAGAAGAGATATCAAACTCAGCACGATACAGAGTAAACTTGATATCTTCAAACAGATCCTCTACCCAAGAACCAGTGTTCTGTGATTTGTAGACAGAACCAAGTGATGGGTTAGTAGTAACTGTAGTGTTAGTTGCGATTTCAGTCTCACCAAGTTTAGACGCCCAGATTTTGTAGTCCTGAGAATCGGTCTCAACAACTAGAGCATACTCAGTATTGTTTTGTAGATATACAGGATAGTCAAAGTGGAATTTGGTTGGAGTTGTAGATGGAACAACGCCAGTAGTATCTGTAGCAACGCCCATTCTTACAGCAGGTTCTGTAATCTCGATCTCTGCTTCGATAACTGCTCCGCCGTTACCAATTCCTGTGCCTCTGATAACAATCGAAGGTGGTTCTGTGTATCCTCTACCAGCAAGAGTGATAGTAGAATCATAGATCAGACCACCAGATACTACAACCGTTCCCGTCGCGTTGCTACCGCCAGGTAGACTTGGAGACTCAACAGTAATAGTAGCAGTGTCATAGTTATCACCAGCATTAGAAACCTTCAGTGCAGAGACAACACCAGAGTCCTTAGCAATTCTTGCAGTGATCTCAGTATTGTTTGCATTATTGAATGTAGTGATAGAAGAAATCTTCAGACGCTCGTCAGGAACAAATGCGATGCCGTTATTATTATCAAGAACAATAGTGTAAACCTGCTCATTGGTCAGGACAATTTCATTGTCTTCTGAGATAGCAAGTTCGTTGTTATTCTTATCAAGAACCTTCAATACAGGACCAGATGCATTACTAGATTCTCCAGAAATTGTTTCGTCCTTGAGAATGATAACAGTATCTGAAACATATGCTTTCAGGTAAGTGTAAGGTTCAACAACAACCTCAGTTCCAGGAACAACATTCTTGCCTGGTTTCTCGGAGTTGACATCAGTCAGGTATACACGAAGAGGAATAGTATCACTCTTAGTGTTAATGAACATA